ATGCAAACAGCGCGATCATTAGAATTGGATAGGGACTTACAAGATGGCTAGTACGTATACCACTAACTTAGGCATTGAAAAGATTGGTAATGGCGAGCAGTCGGGTACATGGGGTACTACGACCAACACCAACTTTGATATTATCGACCAGTCGGTAAACGGGGTTCAAGTTATTACCCTGACTGGGACGGGAAGCACGGGTACGCCTAACGACCTCCCAATTAACAGCGGTTCTATCAGCACCGGTCATAACAAGTTTATTGAGTATTCTGATGGCGGCGATCTGGGTGGGACTGCTTATGTGCGGCTAACGCCTGAGACTGCGGAAAAAATTGTCCACATCCGAAACAGTCTTTCTGGCAATCGAAGCATTATTGCGTTTCAGGGCACGTATAACTCGGCTCGGGATTTTGAGATACCTAACGGAGCTGATGTTGTTCTTAAGTTTGATGGTGGTGGTAACAGCGCAGCGACGGTAACGGATGTTTTTGCGGATCTGACGGTAACCAAAGTCACGGCCACCACGGTTGACATTAACGGGGGCGCTATTGATGGAACGACCATCGGCGCTAACTCGGCAGCGGCAGGTACTTTTTCGACGGTCAATATTGACGGCGGGACTATCGACGGGACCACTATTGGTGGCGCGACACCTGCGGCAGGTAACTTTACTACTGTAGACATCGACGGTGGGTCTATTGATGGTGCTACCATTGGCGCTAACTCGGCAGCCGCTGGTAACTTTACTACAGTAGATATTGACGGGGGCTCTATCGACGGAGCCATTATTGGTGCCAACTCGGCGGCAGCCGGTACTTTTACAACAACGACTTTTTCTAGCCTGAAAGGCACGGGCGCTACTACTGTCACGAACATCCTTGACGAGGACAACATGGCTAGTGACAGCGCTACAGCGTTGGTAACGCAACAGTCTGTTAAGGCGTATGTGGATGCTCAATCTGGGGGCGGTAACGTTTCAAACACAGGCACTCCGGTCAACAACCAGCTTGCTGTGTGGACTAACGCCACGACAGTTGAAGGTGATGCGGGACTAACTTGGGACGGGACCACTCTGTCGGCAACAGTTATTCAAGCACGAGCCACCACGCAGGCCAGCGGCGCACAGACGTTAGCTGCTGCTGACATGAACAACAGTGTTGTTTCGACAGGTAACGTGACAGTGGATGGTAGCGTGGGTTCCGCAGGGGACGTTGTAATTGTTTACAACAACACTTCTGGAAACATCTCCATTGTTGCCGGTACGATTGGGACTATGCGGTTAGACGGAACAACCACAACCGGTACGCGCACCGTAGCCGCTCGGGGCATGGCGTTTATCTTCTTTGTTTCAGCTACGGAGGTAGTCGTTGGAGGAAAGGCTGTTACATGAGTATTATACTACAAGCCTTGATGGCTACGTTGGCATCGACGGCTGAAGAACCGGGTGCAACAGTTACCATAAACAACGGTACTGTTTCAAACTTTCAGGTAGGGGGTAGCTCCACGGCGTCCATTACTTTTAATAGTAACGGGACGGTTTCTTCTGTGGGTAACGCGGGTACATACACCACCGACTGGATTGATCCAACCTCGGCAGCGCCAGATGATTATGAAATCAGAGCTACGATTTCTAGTGGAACAATGACGTCCGGTACTTTTGGGTCTTGGTTGGCGCTAACATCAAACCGCACATGGAGCAAAACCCAGTTCACCGTGGGAAGCAGCTCGGCACAGGTTTTGTTTGAGATAAGAAAAGGCTCTGGATCGGTTCTTGATTCGGGAACGATCACCTTTAACGTTGAAAGAATTTCGTAACCATGCCTCTAACGAAGCTTAATTTTAAACCGGGTGTAAACCGAGAAATCACTTCGTACTCCAACGAAGGTGGCTGGTTTGACGGTGACAAAATTAGGTTTCGATTTGGGACAGTAGAGAAGCTGGGTGGCTGGGCTAAGTACGCCGCTTCCAGCTTCTTAGGCATCTGTCGGGGCATCTTACCGTTTGTTGCCTTGGATAAGACACAATATCTTGGCATAGGAACGAACCTTAAGTACTATCTCGTCGAGGGTGGTCTGTTTGAAGACATTACACCACTAAGAAGCACAACAGCTGCGGGAGATGTTACCTTTGCCGCAACGAACGGGTCTTCCACCCTAACCGTCACGGATGCCAACCACGCGGCAAACATCAACGATTTCGTAACTTTTTCTGGCGCGGTGTCCTTGGGCGGTAACATTACCGCTGCGGTCCTAAATCAAGAATACCAAGTTATTTCGGTTCCTACGCCTAACACCTACACTATCCAAGCCCGTACGGTGTCCACTATTGCAAGCATCACGGTGAACGGTCAGATTGTTCCTACGCCGGTTGTTGCCAACGGAAGTGACACCGGCAATGGCGGAAGTTCGACCGTGGGTGCGTATCAGTTGACCACGGGCCTCGACACAACAGTTTTAGGCACTGGTTGGGGCGCTGGAACTTGGGGTCGTGGAGGCTGGGGATCGGCGGCCACCTCACCAACAACGGGTGAAGTTTTGCGGCTCTGGAGCCATGACAGCTTTGGCGAAGATCTGATCTTTAATGTACGTGACTCAAACATCTACTACTGGGATAAAAGCACTAGCTCTGCCCCGTTAGCACGAGCCGTCACATTAGACTCGTTAAGCGGTGACGCTACCTGTCCCACGGTAGCCAAGCAGGTTATGGTCTCCGATATTGATCGGCACGTAATTGTTTTTGGCACTGGTACAGAAGCCGCTCCGGGAACACTAGACCCGTTGTTGATACGTTTCTCTGATCAGGCCAATCCTTTGATCTGGCAATCTCTTGCCACAAACACTGCGGGTGACTTGCGTCTTGGTTCAGGCACCGAGATTGTTACGGCTGTAAAGACACGTCAGCAGATCCTGATTTTCACAGATGTATCGCTGCAAGCTATGCAGTTTGTTGGTCCCCCGTTCACGTTTGGTCTGCAAACAATTGCAGAAAATACGACTATCATGGGACCAATGTCGGCTGCGGCGGTGGACGATTCGGTATTCTGGATGGGTAAGCAAGATTTCTATGTTTACACCGGGCAGGTTCAAAAGCTTCCATGTAGTGTTAGATCCTATGTCTTTAATGACTTCAACGAGGGTCAGTCACAGAAGGTAGTTGCCTCTGTAAACTCAACCTTCTCTGAGATCTGGTGGTTCTACCCGTCGGCATCTTCGGAAGAGTTAGATAAGTACGTGGTGTTTAACTATCTGGAACAGGTTTGGTTTTACGGAAGTTTGCCTAGAACTTTCTGGATAGATAGAGGCACGGAAGAATATCCGATTGCTGCAAGCACCGACGGCTACTTGTACAACCACGACTTTGGTCTGGACGATGGCAGCACAAACCCAGCTTCACCGATTAGTTCGTTTATTGAAAGCAGCTCGGCAGGTATCGGGGACGGGGACCAGTTTTTGTTTATCCGACGGATGATACCGGACATCACGTTTGACGGATCCTCAGAGCCGAACCCTTCCGTTGATTTCACACTGGCGGTTAAACGGTTCCCGGGGTCTTCCAACAGTAAGACTACCGATAGCCCCATCCAGCAATCTGCAACAGTTCCAGTAGAACAGTTCACGGAGCAAGCTTTTGTTAGGTTACGGGGCCGCTCTTTCTCTTTGAAAATATCCTCAGATGAAACAGGAACAGCTTGGCGTCTTGGTACGCCCCGGGTTGACGTAAGGCAGGATGGAAAAAGATGAGCCGAAAGACAGCGATACCGTTTTTCGGTAATCCGCCGGTTGAGTACAACCAAAGGTTCTTTGCGGATCTTGTTCGAAACTTCTCTGTTTTTGTTCAGCAGGAACGAGCTTCCAACGTCGATCACGATGGCACTGGCAGCGTAGACGAAGTTGCGTTTTTCACAGAGACAAACGTTATCGGTGGGTCAGCCAGCTTTACGTGGAACGGTACTCAGCTCACCGTTGGTGGAATAATTGAAAGCACTTCGGGCGGCATTAGGTTCCCCGACGGAACGACACAGACAACAGCCTCTGCTGGGGGTGGTGGGAACGTTTCAAACACAGGAACACCTTTAGATAATCAACTTGCTGTCTGGACAAATGCGACAACCATTGAAGGTGACTCCAACCTTACGTGGGACGGTCAAGAACTTGTTGTAACGGGCAATGTGGAAGCCGAAGAATTTATCGGTGATCTTCGAGGCGCTACTTTATTTAAGGCTCAAGCAGGCGAGGCGCTGGCGAAAGGCGACGTTGTTTATATTAGCGGTATTTCCGGCAACACAACAGTGGTTTCGAAGGCGGATGCTGACGTGCCCGCCGAAATGCCTGCTTTTGGTGTTGTCGCGGCGGCGGCGGCAATAAACAACCCGGTTGATGTTTACACCAGTGGAATACTGGCCGGTTTGAACACTTCGGCCTACTCGGAAGGCGACGAGCTTTTTGTCTCTAACACGCCGGGTGTGCTATCAGATACACCGCCGACAGGGGAATCTTCTCAGCTCCAAAAGCTGGCTAAGGTTACAAGATCTCACGCATCTTCTGGCAGCATTTTTATTATGGGTGCGGGCCGTACAAACGCTGTGCCTAATCTTAACACTGGCCGGTTGTTTGTCGGGAACAGCTCCAATCAGGCGGTGGCAGATGGCACTTTATACGTAGACATCGCTAACAGTCGTGTAGGGATCGGCACAACTTCGCCGGCCTCACCGCTAACTGTCGCAGGGGTGGTTGAATCTACCTCGGGTGGCTTCAAGTTTCCCGATGGCACCACGCAGACGACGGCCTCTTCTGGAAGCGGGAGCGTTGCGTTCGACGACCTGACGGGTAAGACTAGCGGAACGGGGGATTATTCAACTTCATCGGCTTTGACTGCAGGTAGAGGTAGTGGTGGTGTATCACTTACCGTGAACGACGGCGGTGGCAATGCGAACGTAACGTTCAACCACAAGAGTCAAACGCCCGAGCAGACGGGAAACGCGGGCCGTATACGCGTCAACACTGATGCTACTACTGGCGCGGCTATGCGGTTTCAGGTCGGGTCGGGCCTGACAGGTGGCGTTGCGTCCGCGTTGACCACCTATTTCACAATAGAAGAGAACCTACTTACATCAAACGCTGCCTTTAAAATATTAGATTCCAAGGAACTTCGTTTCGGAACCGGAAGTGACTGGGCTTTCCAATACAACGGCACGGATGCTTATATGGATTTGGACTCTGGCACTTGGCGCTGGAGAGATGGAGCAAACGGCAACGCCATAAGAATCCAATGGACACCAAGCGCGGGTCTTGAGTTTCAGGATGGACACCAACTTCAACTTGGAACCAGTAATGACCTGCGGATGTACCATTCAAGTAACATCAACTACTTCGATCTGGTTAACGGTGATCTGAAGATCCGTGACGTCAGCGGGACAGCTACCGACCGTTTCATATTGGGTCAGGGTGGCGACCTCTACGTTCAAAGTAATATTGGTATTGGCACAACAGCGCCGGATGTTAACCTTCACATCGCATCAGTCAATCCTACCATTCGGCTTGAGGACACAAACGCGGCCGCTAATGCGAAGCAGTGGAATATCTCAGCAGCGCCGACAAATCTACTCAGATTTCAGGCTCTCACTGACGCGGATGTCGGCGGGGGCCACTTGTTTGAGTTCGAGAGATCATCAAGCAATATAACGCAATTCGCTGGAATGAAGAGCGGTGTCCGTTGGTTCACGGTTCACAACACAGATAAAAGAGTGGGTATCGGTACGGCGGCACCGGATACCAATTTGCACGTCACATCCGGTGACTCGGGTGACTGCATCGTAATCATTGAGGCTGATGAGGATAATAATGCCGAGGGGGATGTTCCTCAGCTCTGGTTCAAGGCTGATGGTGGCATTACCGAAGGCGCGGTTCGACTAAATAACAATTACCTAGAGTTGATAAACAACGTCAGCAGCACGGGTGGTATGCTGTTTAAGACGGGGTTTACCGATAACACAGGCACCACGGACCCGGGAACAGGCGCATCGGAACGTATGCGAATCACAAGCAGTGGTAACGTCGGTATCGGTGTTAGTTCTCCCTCTGAAGCGCTTGATGTTTCCGGAACGGTAAAAGCCACAGAGATGGTTGGACGAATAGTTTCGGGCAGCACCACCACAGGAACGGTTGTGCTTTCTGATGCTAACAAAAAAATTACTATGACGGGCAACATGACTGTTCCGTCCGGAACTTTCGCGCAAGATGATACAATACTTTTTGACGGTAACGGTACCGCTAGAACTCTGACGCCTGCTTCAGGACTAACCATCTATGTAAACGGAACTGCTGTTACTAACCCAGCTACGGTAGCAATCCCCGCAAACGGCATTGTGGGTCTGACGTTTCGATCCGGGACGGTTGCGATAGCAACGGGCGTAGATCCGGAAGCAAATAAATACTATTACTCAGCGACCTCTACGGATACCACCACAAATCACAACGCTAGCTTTACACCGACAGTGGTAGACTTCAACTCGCAGCTTCTCAATCAAGGTTCTTTCACGGAAAGCGGTGGACGGATCACGGTTCCCGTAGCCGGAGTTTACCGCATATACGGTCAAGTTACGTTCACCAGAGGCGGAACGGAACAAAGAATGAGTTTGCAGCTTCAAATCTTTAAGAACGCAACAGCCGAATCCGGCAGAGGCCGAGGCAGTTATATACGTGGAGCCGGTGGTATAGACGACTCAACCGCATATATTGAAGATTTCGTTAATTGTGCTGCGAGTGATATCTTAGATATCCGAGCTTTTAGAGATGGAGTTGCCGGAACATCAATTCTAAACGCAAACCAGTCTCGTTTATTAATCGAGAAGTTATAGGGGTAAACAATGGCTTTTACAGCAGTTATCAGGGTTGGCGAAAACGGAGCCACCTATTTTACAGACGAAGATCGCGCTCTTGCAATAGACGGGTGCATAGACATGGCGACGGCAGACTGGGCTCCAACGGACGATTTAGCCGCCTTGAGGGCCTCCGGTCAGCTTGAGTTAGACATTTATGAAGACGGCGAGTTCGTCGAGAAAATTACCGCGTCCCAGCCTTAAACAGGGGTTATGGACTACTTAGTAAAACACGCTTATAGTTAGGATAAAGCCGTGTCCCAAAAGTTGGAGCTTTAGATGGCAGAAGCCGCCCAAAAATTTGAAGAGCTTATCGTCCCCGAGGGCGGTATCGCGGATTTCGTCGGTACGGAAGAAGAAGTCGAGGCTATGGAAGCCGAAGACGCCAAGAAAGAGTTTGGCGAAGCCGGTATCGCGGAGTTCTCCGATGTTGCCAAACGGATGGCTGGTTATGGGCGTTTTGGTGACGACACACTAGCGCACGTTGAAACTGGCGAGCTGATTATTCCGAGGGCTTTGATCGAAGGTAACGAAAAGCTTCGTGAAGACATCTTCAATAACTTGCGGGAACAGGGTGTAGAAGATCCGGAACGGTATGTCGTTGGTTCCGAGGCAAACAGCCTGAACCCTGACACCGGCTTACCGGAGTTCTTTTTTAAGAAGCTTTTCAAAGGCATCTCAAAAGCCTTCAAAGGCGTTGTAAAAGTATTTAAGAAGATAGCTCCTATCGTTCTGCCCATGGTCCTCGGACCACTCGTCGGTCCTATTGCCGCAGGTGCTTTGGGTTCTGGTATCGCTACTTTGATGAACGGTGGAGACCTTGGGGACGCTCTTAAAGCGGGTTTGACCGGTGGTCTTATGGGAGCAGCAAGCAGCTTCGGTGGCGGGTTCCTAAAAGGTTTCCAAAAAGGTGGTTTCCAAGGTGGTCTAAGCGGCGGTATTGGTTCTCTCAAAGCGTCAGTAGGTTCAATGTTTGGCGGAGCAAGGACCCCGGCCCCTGTTGAGTTCAAGCAGGCTGCTGCACGGCCGACGGAGTCTAATTTAGGGGCCTCAGCTAATTTAGGGGCCACGACTGACGTTGCAAATGCAGCCACCGCCGGCGTTGATTCGGCAAACATAACACCACTTACTCCGTCGATAAAACCTGAAAATCTCACCTCTCCCACCTCTACCGCCGATGTTGCCGCTGCCGCGACAAGGGTCCCGCCTAAGCCCACAACACCCGACTTTAACACCTTTGCGTCGAAGCCACCTGTTACTTCAACGGTACCGGTTACCTCGGGTGACGGTTTCTTTTCAAAAGCACAAAACCTTTTCTTCCCGGATCCCAAGACTGATCCAAGCTTTTTACGCCAGTACGGACCCCTCGCCGTGGCAGGTCTGGGCGTAGCTGGTGCAGCGGGCGGTTTTGAGAGACCAAAATTTGAACCAGAACTGCCAGAAGGGTTTGAACTAACCGGTGCTCAGTTATATGAGCAAAACCCACAGCAATACACGCCACGAATTAATTACGGTCCTGCCCCGACTGTTTCAGACGTTAGAACGGAAAGTCGCTTTGGGGACGTGGTTTCTACAGCGCCTCAATCTTTTTATCAGCCCTACCCGTTTACTCGCCCAGAGGGTGAAGGCTCCGTATTTGATAGACCGATGATTACGATGGCCGAGGGTGGTGAAGTGTTTCCGCGCCGCAACGGCGGCATCATGCCTAACGAGGGTACGCCGGGGGAAGACAGTGTGAGAGCCATGCTTATGCCCGGAGAGTTTGTTATGACTACGGACGCGGTCCGTGGCGCGGGGAACGGGAACCTTAACAAAGGTATAAACAACATGTACTCTGTTATGCGAAACCTAGAAAGCCGGGGAAGAGCGTCCTAATGACTCAAAACACAACCCAGACGGTAATCCAAAGACCGGCTCCCGAGATAGAAGCCGCCGGACTAGGTATATTTAACGCAGCGCAAGACCTTATTAACCAGCCTACCCCCGTTCCAACCCAGCAGATCGCTGGTTTTTCTGGTTTACAGTCCGCTGCCACAGGGTTAGCCGGATCTGGGATTGGCAACTATGTTCCGTATTTAGAGCAAGCGGGATACACTACCGGTGATGCTCAAGGCGCTATTGCAGGCGTACTACCGGGAGCCCAGCCGTATCAGCAAGCGGCAACGCAGTATATGACACAAGCTGGGCAGCAGATACCGGGTCAAGTTGCGGCAGCGCAACAAGGCCTCATGCAAGCTGGGCTGTTTGGTCAAGGGGCCGCGGCCCTCGGCATGGCAGGTCTTGCTCCTTCTAGGGCTCAAGCATTTTTTAACCCGTATGAAGACGCTGCCGTTCAGCAGGCAATGCAGGACATTCGTCGTGAAGGCGACATTGCACAGCAGGGACAACGGGCACAGGCTGTAGGCGCTGGTGCTTTTGGCGGATCTCGGTCAGCAATCGCAGAGGCGGAACTTGGTCGCAATGTCTTGCAGCAACAAGCACGGACCGCGGCTCAGATGCGTCAAGCCGGTTTCGAAAGCGCCGCTCAGAGAGCGCAGCAGGCTGCCCAGCTGTATGGTCAACTTGGTCAAGCCGGCGCTGGAACCGCGCTAAGTGCTGCGGAAGCTGCGGGACGTTTTGGATTGCAAGGCACTGAGCTAGGAAGCCGTGTTGGTGAGGGGCTGGGAAGTCTTGGTCTACAATATGGCAGCCTTGGTTTACAGGCTGGCGATGCACTAAGCACGTTGGGTCTTCGTCAGGCGGCCCTTGGTGAGACGGCACAGCAAATGGGTCAGCAACAAGCAGGCTTCTTGTTTGATATGGGCGCACGTCAGCAGGCTCAACAGCAGGGTGAACTGGATGCGCTTTACCGCAACCAGATGGCGGCTTATCAGCAACCTTATCAGAATCTTGGGTTTGTTAGTGACATTCTTCGTGGTACACCATCGTCTCAGATGACGAGCACCGCGGGTTACGTGGCACAAGCCTCGCCGGTACAGCAGTTCCTTGGAACGGGCATTGCAGGATTAACTGCCGCGGCAAACGCTCAAAGAGTGTTTGGCAACAGCGGGTAGGAGTGAACAAAATGAACAGATCTGTTATGAACCGTCAAATGTTTGCCAAGGGCGGACCGGTTAGATACATGCAGCAGGGCGGTGTTGCGGCTCCTATGCCGATGGCGGCTCCTGCCCCGGCCCCTATGCCGATGGCACCTCCTCCTATGGCGGCACCTCCTCCTATGGACCCGATGGCCGCGGCCCAAGAAGCAATTAATCCTGCGGAACTTGAGGGGATGTTAGCTCAAGCTTCTCAAACCATCGGTGATTTGGATCAGGCGGGAAGTTACGAAGAAGTAATGAACATGATGCGCGGTGACGAGGCATCTGTTCAGGAGCGTCGTTCTGAGTTGGCTGGTCTGGTTGGGCCTGAAGACGCACAGCAAACGCCTGAGTCTGTTTTGACTTTGGTTCAGCCTGTTATTCAAATGGCGTCGGTGGATCAAGGCATTGGCGGTCTGGCTCAAGAGCAGATGTCGGCTCCTGTTGAAGGAGACATGGCTGGCGGGATTATGTCTACAGTAGGAATGGGTGCTCCGGAGGGGCCGCCCCCTGTAAATTTTAATCAAGGCGGCGTAGTTCGCCGCCCGGGTCGATTTCCAGAAGTAATGCTACCGGATTTCACTTCGGTTATGGAGGCTCGACCATCGGGGTACCTCCCTCAAACGCCAATGTATCTTCTGCCTCCTCGGAGAATCCGCTTAGAAGACTTGGATCAACCTATTCCAGAGGCTATACGAGGCATGCCTCGGGACTACCGTGAAGAGGCTTCTTCGTACGAGCAGGAAACGCTTGACGAGGGCGGAGCGCAGCTTCCGGACACGCAAGCGGCAATGGAGGGCACGGACCCTTCTTCAGAGTCTGCCGAACTGGCTACGGATACCGTTGATCCGTTGGATAGCCTAATGTCTGAACTTGGCTACGGGGACGAAAGGTCTCTGGACGAGTACTTTCAGGAAAGCCGAGACTTATACAGAGGGTTAATCTCTGAAGCAGATCGGGAAGCCTCTAGATCCGACGTTAGAGAAGCTGCGAAAACTCAATTCCTTAGCGACTTAGGTAAGGCGGGTCTTCTTCTAGCTTCTCCCACAGCTTCTCCAATGAGCTTCTTCGAGAAGCTTTCTGGAGCGGTTAGCGGAAGCGAAATGTTTGATAATTTGGCGAAGCAAGCCGCAGCAATTTCAGAGGCAGAGCGTGGGTTCCGCGATCAAGACCTTAAGCTGGACCTCGCCGCACTAACGGATGCTCAAAAACGATCCCTTGCGGACCAAGACGCTCGACGCGCATTGCAATTAAAGATGTTGGACGAAGGCGAAACGGATGCAAGCTTGTATTCTATATTTGGGCCGGATGGAAACCTTATTCAAACACGGGCTTACACGGATTCTGAGCTAAGAAATGTGACATCAAACCTAGGACCCGGATATACTATAAGGGAAACCGCAGAAGAAGATATTTCTGCGACGGGTGGTGGTTCTCAAGAACAATACTTTGTCGTAAATCCCGACACAAATAAGGTTGAACCCTTTGATTTTGGAGCCGGCCCGCAATCTAATATTTCTTTACAAGACGGTGCAGCTTACAACAAAGCGGCGGGCTTATTAGCTGGTTCCGGGCTTGTACTTGTAAGAGGCACTGACCTTAATCAATTTGGTCAGAGCGGTTCAGGTCGTAATCCAATCAACGTTCGAGACACTACAGGAGCTTACAATGACGGTGCTACTTTTTTAGTTGGCCCTTCTGAACTTAGTGAAATACAAACACAAAACCCCGGCTCTAATTTTGTTGTAACAGGATCTCAAGCTGGCGCTGTGACCGCCAACCTTCTTATCGAAGACAGTAGCGGGGCGCGGAGTATAGCGGCACAGGCAAACAATGGGTTGATTCTAAACGACGGCCTTATTCCGGGCGCTGGTGACTATGTTACAGTAAATCAATTGCAAGACGCCGGTTTTAGTAACATAACCTCGATTCCAGACACTGAAGTTACAAAAATGCGTGAGGCGGTAGCGTATGGTAGGTACTTCCGTAGTCAGGCCGAAGGAAGGTACGACGAACCGACGTCAGAAATGCAAGATTATAGTAAGTCCCAAATTTCTGAGTTAAACGAAGACCCAATAAGCAACAGAGAGTATAATGCTCTCAGAAACCGAATAAATTTTGATATGAATCTGTGGTCGAGTGAGCAGAGCGAAGATCTTGTGGCAGCTACCCGAGACGTAACCGGTTTGGGTTCTGTGGTGGCAAGGGCTGTGGATAGCGCCTTGGGTATCGTTGGTTTCGGTTTTACATCAAAATCCGTACAAGCAAAACAAACAGCTAAACTATTTAATAAAATGGTACTTCCGGGTCTTGTCACAAACACCTCTCGTGTAAGTAACTTTGACATGGAACAAGTACAGCCGATACTGCTTGACGTTGGTGTATTTGGTTCCGACTCCACTCAGCTGGCAAAAATGGTTAGGTTGTACGATCTTCTTAAATACAAAGAAGCGGCTATTATTAATACGGGAATGCAAGAGTCTCGTTACGGCGGTCTTATGACTGCTCAACGGTTTAGAGACTTGCAGACTGACCTTTCTGCTGTTCGAAGTTCTTTAGCCTTCTTCGGCAACAACTTCCAACAAGAGGTTCTTCAACAGTTCCCTAATCTAAGCGACGAAATGCAAAGAAGTATTGTCAACAATGACCCTGAGCGTCAGGGACTGTACAACGCTATCCGGCAGCAAGACGCGGCATTTCGTTCGGGGTCAAGCAACTAAACTAAGGCTTAAAAAATGGCAGTAACTTCTGGAATGAAAGTAGGCGGCGGTTCGGCGGGCATAACTTTAGGTGTAGCTGGATTGGGATCAAAACAGCCGGATCCTGTTTCCGCATCCCAAGAGGCGGAGCGGGACAGAGAGGCGGCGGAACGGATCCAAGAGGAGGCAGCCGTAGCCGTAGACGAACTAGGCTTTACTTTTAACCCGCTTGTTTTTGAAAGTTCTGACGAGTTCGAAGCTACTCTTCGATCCTTAAATGCTGAAACACCGAGCCGGGAAAGTCGAGATAAGCTAGCTCGATATGTCGCCAGTTTTATAGCCGAGCAAAACGCGGATATTTTCGAAGACTTGGGTTATGACACCGAAGACTTTTACGATTCTTTAATGCGCGGAGACAGCTTGTTACGCGGTAGAATACCCGGTTTTGATCAGCCTACTGGGGCTGATCAAATAGTCAGAAACCTAATTACCGACAGTGAGGGTAATCCTCTGCCGGAGGCAACTATTGCGGGAACAGCTTTTAGGTATGCACCTCAAGCAATTGCCGCCCGTCAAGCAATGGTTTCTACCTTCCCCCGAATATACGGTTCGCTACAGGGAGCGGGACCTGTTAAAAGAACAGTAGCTGCCGGTTTGGGTTCTTTGGCTGCGGGAACTGGTGCAGCTCTTTTAACTGACGCGGCTGTATCACAAGCTTTTGGGCCAGAGGCACCTGTATTGCCTACCATGACATCTGCCGTGAAGAGAAATATCGGTCAGACTGCGGTAGATGCGATTATGGGTCTTTCTTTGTTAAGAGAATTACCCACAGAGAAAACATCTGTCATGGCATCAGCGATACCACGACTTTTGTTTCCAGACCGACCGCAAGATTTTGTAGGACCTGACCAACCTACAGGCGCAAAACCTTTTATGCAACGGGGTCTTTCCGGTTTGGAAGGAATGGCTATAGGGGTTGGTCAAAGATACGCTGCCGCACCGGTAAGAACCATGCTTAGCGAGGTTCCTTCAGAGGCTGGTGTGATAGCCGGGGCGGCCGTTGTACCTTTTTTTGCAAACCCTAATGACGGGTTAGCTAGGTTAGGGTTTGAGGTTTTAGGTGGTGTGGCGGGAGAAGCCACCACAAGCAGTACCCGTGGCGCTTATAACCTCGGTAACGCGATGGTTAATCAGATTAAACGGCAGGTTAGTAAAATGGGAGGTGGTGCTAGTTTAAAAGCGGAAGACGCTTTTTTACGAGACTTGTTCACTTCTCTTCGCTTTAATGATGACCTAACAGATGAGCAGGTTCGTTTTGCCATAGAAGCTCTAGAAAACCCTCCCCGAGATGCAGCAGGCAACGTCATAGCGTTATCGCCCGCGCAGCTAACACAATTACCTACCTTTAGAGATCTTGACAGAACTTTAAGCCAGATTGACGAGACGCGGTTCTTAGAAGAGAAAAATGCGGCGACTTTGCGCTTTCAAGAGTTCCTAACAAATGAAATACGGGCAACATATCAAAGAAATAATCCAGCACAGCTGGTATACCTGTCTGATCTCCTGTCTATTAAATTCGATGATTCTATTCGAGATGAATTGGACGCAGGATTAACCCGTGTTCAAGAGGCGGCGGCAACGGTTCGTCGAACTGATACAGAAGACTTAGTTCAGGGCACAACACAACCGGGAACAGTTAGGTCTGCGGACCAACTGGGTCAGGCTGTCCTTAACGTTTGGAGCCAGACTTTGGCGGCTAGCCGACGTAGGGAAAGAGCTTTTTACGAAAAAATTCCAAGCAACACGCTTATAGATCGTTACTTTAATGCCGACGGAGAGCCTGTAGAATTACCAAACTACATACGGGTTTATGATCGACTTATGGAAGAAGCGGCTCCTTCCGGATCGCCAACTCAGAGTGAAAGGATGGCTGGTGCACGGTCTGAGTTTGTGGCTCGAATGGGCCGCCCTCTTTCTAATTTTGTGGAACAGAGCCGGGCTCAGATAACCGGTACGGAGCCAAGTAAGGTGGTTGAAAGTCTTGGCCGACTTAGAGAGGCCAATACAAGGGCTAGACGAGCTCTTGTTGGCACCGCTTCTGAAGGAATTGTAGAGGACTTTTTAGATCAGAAAAATGCGCAGGGCGTTGCATATAGAGATCTTCCGTTACAGGAGCGGGTAGACTTGTTAAACGCCGAGGCTGATAGATTGAGGCAAATCCTTGGTCCGGGAAATAGACAGATGCGGATTTTATCGGCACAAGCCTATGAGGCTATGGCAAATTTATTAACCGCTCAAAACCGAGCGGCTTTAATTCCAACAACTCGGACGGGTGAACCACCCTCTTTTCCCACAGTAGGGGAATTGGTGAGTATGCGTTCTGCCGCTTTAAATAAAGCAGTTGCGTTAATGGACGGGGCTAACCCGGATAGAGCTCAAGCTCGTCTCTTTTTTAAGATGGTCAGTGCGTTTGACGACGACATTGATAACATGACTGAGTTTGCGGAAGACCTTCCTTTAGATGTCAGAACCCCACTGGCCACCGCCAGAGCTTACAGTCGGTCCCTCAACGAGATCTTTACACGCAGCACTTTGGGTTTACAGATAAACCCAACGAGACATGGCGTACCCACTATTTTCCCCGAAGAAATACCCTACGTTTTTAATCGTGGTGCAAACGAGTTTTTAAATGCTCGTACTGCGGAAGAGTTTGCAACGCTAAAAAGATACATAGACGAAAATGAGTTACTGGATCCCCGGTTTAGGGGTTCAATAGAAAATCTAGAAAACCCAGAAAGTCTTTCTGAAGAATTAATTAGATTTGCCGCAGACCAAAATCTTTATAGAATAAATCCAAACACAAATGAGCTTGAGTTTGACACTGCGTCATACACTCGGTTTTTAGAAGAAAATAGCGTGGTTATTGACTTTCTAGAGGGTATAGGAAGAAACGTACGGGAGGACTTGGAAAACCCGTATCGTTTTGAGGTCCTAAGACTTACGTATGAAAGGCAAGCGGAACTAGACCGGAAAAACGCTTATTCAAAAAACAGTCTGTTAAGCTTTATTACACCGGAACGGGCTGATCTCGTTTCAGACGGTCCTACCCCGGGCGTAGTACCTAGAGAAGGTACACAAGATCCAACATCTATCATCACCGAATGGATAGACAACCCACAGACAACTTTTGCCAATTTAAACAGAACACTGAGCGATATAAACAGCGCCCCGCTTCTTAATGAAATAACAGACGAGGATCGTGTTGTAGATTCTCCCGAAGAGATCATATCGAGAATTAAAAGCTCGATAGAGGGTCCTACACGAACCGCAAGAGGCCCTGTTTTTGGAAGTGCAAGCTCACGGGAAGACAATTTAATTCCTAGCACACCCGAGGGTGATCCCGCGCCAGAAGGAACTTATCTATCTAGGTCGGATGCTATTGCTCGCAGAAGGGCCTCAGCCGTTGGAGGTCTTAAAACAGCCATTATTGAAGATGCACTGCGTTTTGGGAACATTGAGGGTTCAAACCCAAGCTTTCTAAAAATGCATCAAAGGCTTTTTCAACCTCGTCCGGGGATGAGCGGTCTTAGTATGGCAGACTGGATGCTAGAAAACGACCTCTGGACGGCGGACATAAAATCAAGCTTTGAGCAAAGTCTCTCAGAAGCGGTTAGACTTGAGCGAAATGTTAGAGACGGAATACCTTTTAACCTTGATGAAGCAGACGCTACTTATTTTGCTTCGGTTATAGCTTCCTTAGCTGGCTCTTCTGCTGCGGGTAAGATTTACGAAACTTTGGGCGGATCAGCCTCAAGCATTATTGCTCAAAGCCAAGGTGCCCGAGCTGGTAGAGAAGCGCTTGCTCGTCTTCTAGATACTCTTCCAAATGTTACTAAAGCTCAGATAGCTATAGAACTCATGAACGATCCTCAGAAACTCGCAGCAGCTATGAGAAGGTTCCAAGAGTTAGGGGAGCCGGGAGTAACAGGCGTTCCAAAGACTAGATTTTCAGACGATGTAAGAACAACCTTTAACTATATTTTGAATGGGACGGGTGACTATTTAATTTATCGGGGTCTCCAGATGTTAGACGCCGCCACACCAAGTTCTCCGTCTGTGGTAAGAGAAAGTGCCCGAGAGATTCAAGAACTAACTCGTGAGGATGACGAAGCCGTTGCAGAAAGAGTGCGTAGTCGAAATCTACCAGCACCAGCACCTGCCCCGCCAGCCGCAGTCCCCGCGCCAACTCCCACGGCCCCCGCGCCACTAGCATCCGTCGATCCGGGGCGTTACCAAATGTTGTTTGGGCCAAACGATCCTAATATGGACATCGTTCAACAGCGCTCGGGTCAGCAGGGTGGTATTGGGAGCTTGTTCGGCTAATGGAAGGTTTCTTAGACATGCTAAATCTTTCGGAAGGTGTTAAACACGCCTTGCGAAGAGGAGACGTGAAGGAGGCTTTTAGTCAGCAGTTTGATGAAACTGTATCCCCGGACCATCCCCAATACAATTTAGCGGACGCTAGAAGAGATTTCGTAGTTGGTCAAATGCGAAGACCAAACTTGTACAAAGACGAACGGTATGCGGGTTTGCTTGACCAAGTCGCACAAGACGTGGCCCGCAACTCTATCTTTGTACAACCTGATGAGGAATTTGATTCAAGAGGCGTTGCAGGTTTTTTTGACCCATCAACCATGCAACTTATTTTCCCTAGAAGTGATGCGGAAGATTTTGCAACAAGAACTCAGTTCGACAGCCCTTATGACCAAGCAGTGGCCTCGGCTTCCAATATTTATGAGGAAGATGCCGATCCGGAAGCGCGTTATAGATACTACAATATGCTACGCGGCGTTTACATGAAACCAAACGAAACAGCCCTTCAGCTGCGAGACAAGTTGGACAGGGATATTATTAGGAATGATATCCTTGAACAGCTTCTTAAAATTGCTCCCGAGATGTCTCAAAACGTATTTTATCCGGAAGAGCAGCCGGGCGACACGATTGTGATCGCGGGTTACGAGCTATCGGATGACGGTCAATTACAACCGATGATCAATGACGACAAGACGGTTGCATCTCATGAAGCAATACACAGAGCGTTTACCGTAACGGACTACCCACGAAACACTAACTTGCGTAGGGCTTGGGATCAGTCCGGAAACAGCACAGAGGGCTGGACCAGCGCTGCAACGGCCTATGACAGGCTTCACGGTTTTGAAGAGCTGACAACAAGGCTTTTAACCGCCGCGGGCGCGAACGACAGGGCGTTTTTTGGTGCGGCAGCAGACGCATATCCTAGAGCACCTCAATTTGGTTTTAACTATGACACCAAAGAAAAAGTTCGGGAAAAGTTCTGGAAGGACATGTTGGACTTTACCGACCGGTCTCAAGGTCCTTCCGTTTTAGATACCGCAACGGATTCGTTTATCTTTGACAAAAGCGCTTTGGACAGCTGGGTAACGCCTGCTACAGAGCTTTATTACGAAGGTAAAATACCGGAGCCATACGCTACAATATTTGCGCAACGCTATTTAAACCAAGACTAAGACAGCCACTCCCTCGCCTCTTCCCCTAAAACTTTGCCGGCTATGTCGCTCTTCTCTCGAAGCGCTTTCAAAATCTTCTCGTCAATGGTGTTAGGGCAAACTAGGTCTACATACGTTACGTTGTTCTTCTGCCCGATCCGGTGAGCGCGGTCCTCGGACTGTAGCCTGATTTCAAGATCGTAGCTGTTGCTGTAGTAGATAACGGTGTTTGCTTGCGTCAGGGTGATGCCGTATCCGCCGGTACGAGCCTGACCCACGAAGAAACGAAGTGGGTCTTCTGGGTCTTGGATCCTGTTCACGATTTCTTGACGCTCGTCTTGCGGTGTAGCACCATAATAGGTTGCGACAGTTTCCTCGCCGTATAGCTTAGACAAGTTAGCTGCAATGTTTTTAATGTCGTAGGTATATGTTGCCCAAATGATACACTTACCTTGAGTTTCTTCTACCGCTTCAAGAAGGTGTGACATGCGGTTGTTGTGTATCGGTTGGATCTCGCCTTCGTCCGGCTGAATAAAACCACAACAAATCTGCTGCATACGCATGATCTGAGTCAAAACGCTGGCTGTTGTAGACAGCTCACCATTGTCCAGCTTGGCGAGCGCTAACTTTTTCATCTGTAAATACAAGCGCTTCTGCTCTTCGGTGAGAGACACTTCCCTGCGCAGGTAAACTTTCTCGGGCAGGTCCAAGCAATCCTCTTTCAAAATGCGGTTGCTGAACTTGTCTAGCTTCTTCGTTAATTCATCAAGCCTTCGGTACCCCGTTATCTTATTAAAGGATCGATGCCCCATGCGCTGAACATGCATTACTGCATACCTGCCCTGAAAAGCGAAATAGCTGCGCAAGCCCAAAGCTTTTTGATCTAAAAAAGAGCACTGACTAAACAAGTCCATCGGAGACTTCGTTACAGGGGAACCAGTAAGTATGCGCCGGTACTTACTGAGATCCTTTAGCTTCACAATATTCTTTGTGCGTTTCGCCGTGCGGTTCTTGATCGTCGTGCTTTCGTCCACGATAACCATATTGTCTGGGTTGAAGTTTAAGAAGTTCATCGCGGCCTGTGCCCCGCGTGGCGTGGAGAAGGCTTCTACATTCATTACAAATATTTTAAGACCATCGAACGGTTGATCTGTAATCTCCTCCAGATCCGCCTTGTTCTTGTTTGTTTGCGCGGGTATCCAGCGATAAATCTTGCGCGGGATCCTGTCTGGTAAATGTGTGGGGATTTCTCCGCGCACCCAGTTGTCGTATACGCCCTTTGGTGCAATAACTAATACCGTGTCTATCTTACCCTGCTCATACAAGATACCTATTGTATCAATGGCAACCTTGGTTTTACCGGTGCCCATCTCCATAAATAGCGCGTAGTAGGTCGCGGCCCACGAATCTTTGAGCGCTTTCATCTGGTGCTCGTATGGCTGCGTCTTGAAAACAAAGTCTTTCATTTTTTTCTCCAGAAAGTGATTGACGTGTCTGTTGTATGCGATTATATCTACCTTTGTCAAGGCCGTACCAGTGCCTTTAACAACGAAAGAGGTAATAATGATCGATAACTTAATATCAGAAATGGAAGAGGACTTTGAGGAGACCAGTGCGTCCTCTCTTGAGAAGCTAGACCAATCCGGTCTGTCCTCCATCGCAGCTCTCGCTCGACAAATCAGACAGAAAGAAGAAAGCATTCAACGCCTTGAGCAGGAGCTTAAGGAAGAGAAGAAAGCTTTGGTAAAGCTAACCGACGAAGACATGCCCGGCATGTTGGCAGAGGTTGGTGTATCTTCCTTTGTTCTGGAAGACGGATCTACCGTCGATGTCAAACAGACTTACGGCGCTTCCATCTTGGTCAAAAACCGCGAAACCGCATTTCAGTGGCTTCGGGACAATGGTTACGACGACATCATAAAGAACAGCGTCTCGACGCAGTTTGGTCGTGGTGAAGATGACGAGGCTCGCAAGTTCCGTGAAATGGCGGCGAGCAATGGGTTTGAAACTCAGCAGAAAACTGAGGTTCATCCCATGACACTTCGTGCGTTTGTGAAAGAGCGTGTGGAACTCGGGGAGGACTTCCCGATGGAACTGTTCGGCGCATGGGTCGGACAAAAAGCTGTAATCAAGAAAGGTAAATAATTATGGCACAAGAATTGGCTAAAACTAAAAAGGCTGAGGTAGCCGCATTTGATCCAAGCATGTTCGAGGAAGACGCTGGGGTTGGTATGGAGAACCTAGATCAAGATGATCTGGCGCTACCCTTCCTGAAAGTCCTGTCGGGTAACGATCCGGTGCTGGACACAAACGAAGTTGCTCGCAAGGGCGACATCTATAACACCGTGACCGGTGAAGTGTACAAAGGCAAAGACGGTGTCCGTGTTGTACCTTGTGCGTACCAACGTCGGTTCATTCAGTGGGCACCTCGTGGTGTTGGATCCGGTGCTCCGGTTCAAATCTACGATGCCGGCGAGGCTCGCCCAAAGACTGAACGGTCGCCTGACGATAACAAAGATTATCTGATGGATGGTAGCGGTGACTATATCGAAGAGACGCACCAGCACTACGTTCTCCTGCTGAAGGACGACGGTACTTTTGAAACAGCCTTGATTGCTTTGAAGTCAACGCAGTTGAAGAAGTCACGTAAGTGGAACTCGATCATCGCATCGCGGACCATGCAGGGTAAGAACGGACCCTTCACACCACCCCGTTTCTCTCACGTTTACCATCTGAAGACGGTCAGCGAAGAGAACTCGAAGGGCAGCTGGCACGGTTGGGAAATGTCGTGCGATGGCCCCGTGTCCGAGGCGTTTATGTACAAACGCGCTAAGGAGTTTGCGACCAGCATCTCAGCAGGAGATGTCGTTGTTAAACACGCCAACGAGGATAACTCCGCCTCCGACAGCTCGGACATCCCGTTTTAAGTTAACTTTTGGTGGGGGGAAACCCCCACCATTTTTTTGGAGGATCAAATGTCAGTAAAAAAGTTTATGTCTATCTTCGATGGCCTGCAGCAGGCTTACGGATACTTCCGGATAGACAAAGAAAGCTCGTCCGGCAAAAGCGTTGGTAAGGCGGGCATACTGCGCGAACCACGGACCAAGGACCTGTGGGAACGGCACCTGTCCGGCACCGGCAACGGGTTAGGTATCATCCCCATCAACGAGGACAACTCTTGTAAGTGGGGTTGTATTGATATCGACCAGTACCCCTTGGACCACACAGCGCTGATAGATAAGATACGGAAGCTCAAGCTTCCTTTAGTTGTCTGTAGGTCGAAGTCCGGTGGCGCTCACTGCTTCCTGTTTTCCAAGGATTGGGTAGACGCAAAAGATTTCCAGAAGGCGCTCAAGTGCATGGCGTCAGCTCTGGGTTATGGGGAAAGTGAGATCTTTCCTAAACAGGTTGTCCTGCACCTTGAACGGGGTGACGTGGGTAACTTCCTGAACCTGCCTTACTACAACGCAGAAGAAGGGCTTCGTTATGCTTTTCTGGACGACGGAACATCCGCGACACTGGAGGAGTTTTTCGATCTTCACAAAAAGTATACTCAGACAAAAGAGCAGATAACCAAGCTTCAGGTTGTAGATACCGGCGAAACAAAGGTCTTGGCCGACGGACCACCGTGCTTACAGGTCTTGTGTAAGAACAAGGTTAGCGAAGGTGGTCGCAACAACGGACTGTTCAACATCGGGGTGTATCTGCGTAAGGCTTTTCCAGACAGCTGGGAGGCCGAGATACTGAACTACAACATGCAGTACATTGACCCTCCCCTGCCCCTCGCAGAAGTCAATGCGGTGGCAAAGCAGGTCGAGCGTAAGGATTACGCATACAAGTGTAACGACGCGCCCATAAACTCTCATTGTAACAAGGAGTTATGCTTTACCCGTAAGTTCGGGGTAGGGACGGGCACACAAGGCGCATCCATTGCGAACTTGCGTAAGTACAACTCGACACCACCCGTCTGGTTTATGGACGTCAACGGTGAGCCGCTGGAGCTGGACACAGATGCCCTGCTTCACCAGCCTACCTTCCAGAAAGCCTGTATGGAGCAGCTAAACCACATGCCACGGTCAGTGGCAAAGGTGCAGTGGGAAGGTCGGATATCTACTCTCATGAATGAGATGAAGCAAAACGAAAGCAGCATCATCGAGGTGGCTCAGGACGCTAGTGTCAGCGGTCAGTTTTATGATTATCTGGAAGAGTTTTGCCGTCACCTACAGCAAGCTCAGGATAAGGAAGAGATCCTCCTGCGTAAGCCTTGGACTGACGAAGAGGCGGGTAAGACATATTTCCGTCTGAAAGACTTTGAGGGTTTCTTACGCAAGAACAAGTTCAGCGAGTACAAGACCCATAAAATAGCGCAGCGTTTACGTGATATTAATGGAGAAAGCACTGTTATAAGAATTAAATCACGGAGCGTTCGTGTCTGGGAAATACCCGCGTTCGACAGCTCTGACGTGTCCATCCGGACGCCACGGTTCGGGACGGAGGCCCCGTTCTAATGACCCCCGCGGACTACTTTCGTCGAAACAAAAAGATCTACGAAATGTATCTGAACCGCATGACTATGACAGCTATCGGGGCTCGCTTTCACATTAGTAGAGAGCGGGTCCGACAAATCATCCGGAGGTTGGAGAAAGATGTTTAGAATATTTGGGCCGCCCGGAACGGGTAAGACAACAACACTATTGAACATGGTGGATGACGCACTGGCATCGGGCATCGCCCCGAACCGGATTGCGTTTTTTGCTTTCACAAAGAAGGCTGCAAACGAAGCTAAAGAACGTGCGGCAGCGCGTTTTAATCTCGACCCCAAGAAAGATCTTGTATACTTCCGGACCCTGCACAGCATGGCTCTGGCCATGACGGACATTCAACCTACTCAGGTAATTCAGGACGCACACTATAAGGAACTAGGAGAGGCCATCGGCGTGAGGTTCGGCAACACCTCTTCGTACAATGCGGACAATGAAGTGGCTTCCGCAATAAGCTCCAGCGATCCAGTGCTAGGCCTGATTAACCTAGCCAAGCTAAGAAAGGTCGGGCTTCGAGAGCAGTACAATTCGAGCAGCCTGAACGTGGACTGGAACGTGGTTAGCTACATCGATGAGTGTCTTACTAAGTACAAGCAAAGCATGGGTCTCTACGATTTCACAGACATGCTACAAGTGTTTATAGACCAGTCCGACCAGTGCTGTCCGTCTTTCGAGCTGACCTTTCTGGATGAAGCTCAAGACCTTTGCCCCATGCAGTGGGATATCGCACACATTCTAGATAAGAACAGCAACCGCATGTATGCCGCGGGTGACGATGACCAAGCTATTTATCGATGGGCTGGTGCAGACGTGGACCACTTCATTAACCTAGAGGGCGGTTCGGAAACACTCAGTCAGTCCTATCGTGTTCCTAGTCGTGTTCACGAAGTGGCAGAGAACGTCGTAAAAAGAATTACAAAAAGATTTCCTAAACGATATGAACCGCGGGCAGAGACGGGGCAGGTGTCGCGCATAAACATGGTGTCCTCACTAGACATGTCCGACGGCTCGTGGCTTATATTATCGCAGGCTGCGTACCATCTCCAAGGCATCGCAAACGACCTTAAATCTTCCGGATACCTGTTCAGCCACCGAGGTAATAGATCAATTAGCGAAAAGATTAGCGACGCGGTAAACGGCTGGGAGCAGTTACGTAAAGGCATGACGATCTCGGGCGAGAACGCCAGAAAAGTCTATGCTTACATGTCGCTTAAGAACCGAGTTAAAAAAGGTTTTAAGAAGCTGCCGGCCTTAGCTGACGAAGATCAGGTAAGCTTGGAAGCGTTGCAAAAGGATCATGGTCTGGTCGCCACCATAGATATGATCTGGAGCGAAGCTCTGGATAAAATACCGGAGAGTGAACGGGCCTATATCACAGCTATGCTGCGACGAGGCGAAAAGTTCAACGGATTGCCCCGTATCTCAACATCCACGATCCACGGATCAAAGGGCGGCGAGGCCGACAACGTCGTACTGATCACGGACCTCAGCCCAGCGGCAGATGACGACATGCGTATCAATCCCGATGACATACACCGTGTGTTCTACGTCGGTGTTACCAGAACCAGAGACAAACTCTACATTGTCGAACCCGAAGATGTTACAAGGAGCTACTACATATGACGCGGGAAGAGATCCTAGATCAAGCATTGAACCTAATTACCGGTGACAGGGCGAAGCAATACGGCGACGCCAAGGATAATCATCTCGCAATTGCTACTGGCTGGAACCACATTATTCAAAAGGCTTATAAAACACACGGGACGCTGACGCCGGAACACGTAGCTTTAATGATGGACTGGTTGAAAACATGCCGCCTTCTGACAGACATTCAACACGTTGATTCATGGGTGGACAAGGCGGGTTATACCGCGCTCGGTGGCGAGATAGCTACAAAGGATTAATCATGGCAAAACTTCAGATGGCTATGTTCGCGCCAAAAAGCGAATGGGTTCCTCCCCTAGAACTACCGGACATTACATCCGCCGGTAAAATAGCTATAGATGTCGAGACCCGAGACCCAAATCTCAAGGCCCACGGGCCGGGCTGGCCTACTGGTGACGGAGAAGTCGTGGGCTATGCAATAGCTGTTGACGGGTGGTCTGGTTATATCCCTGTAGGACACCTTGGGGGTGGCAATCTCGATAAGCGGATCGTCAACCGATGGCTTAAAAAAGTGTTTGAGTGCCCTGCGGATAAGATCATGCACAACGCACAATATGATCTCGGCTGGATACGTCAGATGGGGTTTCAGGTTAACGGCAGGATCATCGACACGATGGTTGTGGCGTCTCTGCTGGATGAGAACAGGTTTTCTTTCAGCCTCAACGCACTAGCCTATGAGCACCTAAACAAGGTTAAATCAGAAAAAGGCCTGAACGAAGCCGCACGGGAGTTTGGCGTAGATCCAAAGGCCGAGATGTGGAAGATGCCGGCGATGTACGTCGGACCGTACGCTGAGGGTGACGCAGAGCTAACGCTGGAGCTGTGGAACTATCTCAGCGGACAGCTGCACAAACAAGATCTGTGGCCAATCGCCAACCTAGAGCTGGACCTGCTACCCTGCCTTGTGGATATGACCATGCGTGGCGTTCGAGTAGACACAGACCGCGTCGAACGGACCAAGGACTATCTACTCAAGAAAGAGAAAGAGGTCCTGAAGCAGATCAAGCACATTACCGGATCAAATGTCGAGATCTGGGCAGCACAGTCACTAGCCAAGGCTTTTGATAAGCAAGGCATCTATTATCCCAAAACAGATAAGGGATCGCCAAGCTTTACCAAATCCTTTCTGTCCGACAGCGAGGAGCCGCTAGCTAAACTGGTGGTGCAGGCTCGCAACCTGAACAAGACCAGCGGCACGTTCATCAATACAATCATGAAGCACTGCCACTCGGACGGGCGCATCCATAGCCATATCAATCAGATTAGATCTGATGACGGCGGAACAGTGTCGGGCCGCATCTCGATGAACAACCCTAACCTGCAACAGATCCCTGCCCGAGATCCAGAAATCGGGCCGATGATACGAAGCTTGTTTCTGCCAGAAGAGGGGGACCAGTGGGCGGCCATTGACTTCTCGCAGCAGGAACCACGGATCTTGGTCCACTATGCTTCAGTGTACGGTAAGTCTCGGGGCATACCTTTGAAAGGGGCTGATGAGTTTGTTGATGGGTATACCAACAATCCAGACATGGACTTCCACACAATGGTTGCGGAAATGGCCGGCATTGGTCGTAAGCAGGCTAAGACTATTAATCTTGGCATGATGTATGGCATGGGCGTAAACAAGCTTGCCGGTGAGCTGGGTATCGAGACCGACGAGGCGAAAGCGCTTATCAAACAGTACCATGAGCGCGTTCCGTTTGTGAAAGGTCTGATGACCGGCGTACAGAACAGGTTGAATGAAAGATCCAGCGAGGGCTCTCTGCGGTCCATATTGGGCCGTAAGTGCCGTTTTGATCTCTGGGAACCCGATACGTTCGCAATGAACAAAGCGCTGCCCTACAAGGAAGCTGTGGACGCCTACGGGCCAACTACGCGGCTAAAACGTGCTTACACATACAAAGCGCTGAACAGACTGATCCAAGCATCGGCTGCGGACATGACAAAGCAAGCTATGGTTAACTTGTACAAAGCAGGGCACCTGCCCTTGGTTCAGATACATGACGAAATTGCAATGTCAGTTAAAGGGCTTGACGAAGCAAAAAGTATCGCATACGTTATGGAAACTGCAGTTCCCCTCGAAGTCCCTAGTAAATGTGACATTGAAATCGGACCGAGCTGGGGTGAGGCGGTTTAGTTGTTTTTTCTCCAAGAGGGTTCCTCCCCCCTCGCACTTGGCCTCCGCTTCGGCGGAGGCCTTTTTTTATATAAAAAAGCTTGTGTTTGATATAAACTCTTATATAATCCCACATGCGGTAAGGAGATGTTTATGGATACCAACAAGTGGAAAAGCATCCTAGTTCCACGGGATGTTTATGAAGAGATACGAGAACTATCTCGTAAAGAGGGGAGGACCATAAGCGGTCAGCTCCGACTGGTTTTTGAGCAGTGGCAGGAACGTAAACGGAGCAATCCCCATGACTAAAAAGCCGAAGAAGCGCGGGCTAGACTACCTTATGTCTGACATGGGGGATCAGCAAGACGACTTCCTTCACGCAGCCGATTGTACGGAACAACTCATAAAAGAATTTGACCGACAAGGCATCGACAGGGGTAGCGCTTTGGGCGGCATTCTGACCGAAACAATATCACACATTATCTCAGGCAGTCCAAATCCGTCCGTGGCTCTAGGACTTATCGCGTCGTGCATAACAAGCGCTGCGGTGGCAACTGAATTAGACGATTTTAAAGTTCATTAAAAGGAGAAACCAATGTTGTTCTACATTCCAACCTTAATAATTATTTTCTACATAATTTTACCAAAAGAAATCAGAAGATGGTTCTATGCACCGCTTCTGTCACTGGCCATTCTCGCACCCATTGACTTGATAAGCTTTGTGTTTTTTGAGGAAAATGCTTTAGAAAGAGGCGTCACTTGGGGAGTTTGGCTGTTTTCTTCTGTCTTCCTACCCTTATCGTGGATGATCTTCCTTGCCGCTGCGGAATGGTTCGCGGACCGCGCAATAAAAGTTATCGAACCAAAGGGCTTGAAAGAGGAAAAATAATCGTGCATCGTTCGATGCATGGTCGAGATCTGTCAAACATGTGGCGGTACCGGAGAACTTTCGTGGGAGACGTACGATGCGCCTTCCTTGAAAAAAGACTTCGGTACCGTTTCTTTTTCCTCTGTAGATTGTCCCACCTGTAAAGGTACCGGCGAAGTCCTCGATGACATCGATCAGCTCATCGAAAAATATATCGACACGGATTACGATCCAGACGAATGAAGAGTGAAACCAACAAAAAACGCTTCTGCATCGGCTGCGAAACCTACCAGCCAATAAATTCCTTCCTCAAACGAAACTCACCACCAAAACGCAAAGGCCAGTATTACGGTCGATGCAAGCCCTGCCGACACGAACAATACAAAGTGAGATACGGCAGCCTAGAAACCTATTTTGGTAATAAGCTCGCCCGCATCAAACGACTTAACAAGATCGAAGTCAGCATCACCGTGGAAGACGTTCTCAGCTTGTGGCAGGTTCAGGGCGGTAAATGTGCCCTGACCGGCCGTATAATGACCATAGGGGCCGGATCAGGGTCCACGGGACACGAACCTAGCATCGACAGAATAGACAGCTCTGGTGGCTACTGTATGGGCAATGTCTGGCTGGTCACATCGGCCGTGAACTACGCCAAGCACAAGCTTTCAATGCAAGACTTTGTTAACTTGTGCGTAGATGTTCTGAATCACGGCAAAAAGAAAGCCCCGACATGACATCAGGGCTTTGCTCATTTGGATAATATCTCGTTCAGTTCCTCGGACCAGTCTCGGTCTGGGTACTTTTCTAGAAATTTACGCACACCATGAATAACCGTTGAATGATCCATGCCAAAAATCATGGCAATCTTTTTGTATGAATAGCCTCGCTCTCGAAGTAGGCACCAAACATGCCAGCGGGCTTCTACAAAGTTGCGTGTCCGACCGCCATTTAAAACATCTCGCTCGGACACAAGTCGCTTTTGGCATGTTTCCCTGACGATTTTACGTGCTAAGGAAGGCACCATTAAGCACTAACTCCGGAAACAAGCTCCTTCAGATTAAGATCTGGTAACAATTCAGTCAGCCGGACAGCTGTATTAAGTGAGGGTTTGTGCTGGCCGTTTTCAATGCCGCAAATGTGCGCCGGAGTACAGCCCAGAAGCTTTGCCAGCTGGACTTGTGTGTAATTAGAGGCCTTACGTGCTTCTCTTAAGTTCATTTTGATGTTCCTTACATTTTCCATTTTTAAAAACAGGGTTACCACAGGCAACCGATCTATCCCCTACCAAGAGGGTAGCGTGACAACGGCGAAACACTAATCGCCGCTGCCGTCGGTGTTTCATACGGATCTTCATCCGTACACAATGTCACCAAGCAAGGCGTATTGCATGAAAACATCCGCGTCGTTGGCGTCAAAGTCATGACGCGATGACAAACCGTTGCGGTTTATCTTCCATTGCACCCAGCGACCATACGCACGGTAAAAAGGTGTTCGTCCGTAAACCGTCTTCTCCTCACCAGATAAATCACCCTCCTGCTCCGAATATGTCAGGAAAAAATCAAAATCTCGGTTGAAGAGTTTTGGGTATTGATACGAAACGTCATCGCCCTTTTCATCTCGTATCTCTACAAGATCTAGCCAATGATTGGAGCCACCCTCTATCGCAGTGACAAACAAATCACGGATATGATCGACTTCAAGATCAAATGTTATCGTTATTTTATCTTCCATTTTACTACTCCACTACAATCGTGGGCCACGGCTCTATCGGATCATACATCAGATAGCCAATACCAAAGCCCAGCACAAAACTAACTAGGATCACGACCCACGGATCACGGTTTTTGTTTTTCACGAGGCCGGCAAAAAAGATGTGACGTCATAAAAAATAGCGTCCGGATACTTATCACCCAAACCCTTCAAGGTGGTTTGAACAGCGTCAACACCAAGCCCTTCAAAGTCTTCAAGCAGGTTGACTTCTGAAGTGTCCGGCAAACGCTCGGTCACCAGTATGTCATACGTTTTTAAATACGGTTCCCAAGACATCATATATGTCTCAACCTCAATACGTGGTTTCTGATCAATCAAAACGGGGGCTCCTTTTCTTCGGGGTCATTCTCAAATAAATCCTTCGCACGAGATCGAAGATGCTGGACATCACGCTTGCCGTAACTGTCCCACTCAATGTCGTCCGCGACGCGAAGTAAGTGGACAGCCCGCTCACGGCGGGTCTGCCAATCTTTAGGATTGTTCGTCACGGTCAATGAACTCCTCCACACGGACCACGGCTCCCGTGCCATGCTCCTTGTTTCTGATGTGATCGACTTCTTCTTCCGTCCGACGCAGATAGATAGATATCTCTTTATCCTTGTCCACACGCACGTTGTAATGTTTCATTCGTCATCTCCATGTTCCCAACGGATCTCGTCCTCACTCAGCGGGATAAAATCCCCATCGCCACAGCTGGGGCAGCAATACTCGTTACCCTTGTAGCCAGCATATGCCGATCTCTGGTCGCCAGAACCCATCCAGTCACAATCTAGGCACAACATCAGATCACCCTTGGTGTAGTTGATCCGCTGTGCGCGTTCCCATAGGCTTAAATTTTCCACCATTCGTCATCCTCCCCGAAATCAAAAAGCTTGGTGGTGCGATCTTGGATCACGTCGTATAGGCCTTTGAAGATCAATAGCGTCGCGAAGAAGTGCGGGATCGCAATTATGGTTAACAAAAAGTTAGTCATTAAATTACTCCTTTAAACTAGAGGAGGGGCGACCGAGGCCGCCCCTGTGGTGTGAGTTAGCAAGCAAGGACGCTTTCAACACAGCCTTTCAGCCTTGCTTTGGTGCAGTAGTCAGCATCTCCGATTTGGTCGGCTTCATCGTTTGGTGAGGTCACTTGGTAGACAGTCCAGAGCTGGATTGATGGATCGTAGTAATACCTCGCCCATTGGCCCTGACCGTTATGCTGATAATACGTTGTCATGTGTTTTTCTCCTTTCAATAAGTGATACTATCATATGAAGTGCTGCTTGTAAACCAGGAGAGGTGGGGCGACCGAGGCCGCCCCTGTAATGTTATCTAAGGTGCCACTTTAGCCACTCGTCAGATTGAAGCTCGGCGACGTGCCGAGCAACCAGATCTTCAACAGGCCGAGTCTGCACATTTGCTCGAAAACCAATAAAGGGCTGGATCTCTTTAATCGTCAACGCCGGCTGCAACCGGGCCGCTGACATGATAGTAGAGCGCAAGAAAAATTCCGCCAGAGACTGTTCTGTAATCTCGGCTTGGCCGAGGTGGTAGCACAGGCTGGCCATCTCATTTAACCGAGCTTCGCCAAGGGCTTCTACTTTACTCGCACACATAGCATCAGTGTTGTATGAAAACATTGTCTTTTCTCCTAATTGTCAAACAACTGTCGATCTCTGCCGACTCCTATATATTAGCATATAAGTGATGCTTATACTACCCCTATTTCGTCATAGCTGATATGCAAAAATGCATAACTAACCCTGTTTACAAGTCCCACTTAATATGCTAGCCTGTATAGGTCAGCAAAAAACTGGCAGTTGTTTGAAAATTAGGAGAAAAACACATG